TGGTGTCTGCCGGAAAAGAGCCGCTTTCGAGCATCACGCGGCAATCAATCAAGCAAGGATGCGAGCGCCGGAAGAAAACTCCATCTCAGGCGAGACACTTCCTCGATACTATGCGCGGGATATTTAAGTGGGCCGTCGATAACGAGATTACCGGGTCCGACCCGACGCAGGGCGTCATTGCCAAGAAGGCCAAGACAAGTGGATTCCCGGTCTGGACCGACGAGGAAATCGCGGCCTATGAGAAGCGATGGCCGCGCGGTACGCGCGAGCGGTTGATGCTGGACGTGTTCCTTTATACCGGCCTGCGCCGTGGTGACGCCGCCGCGCTCGGTAAGCAGCATATCAAGGACGGTGTGATTACGCTGGACACCCAGAAGAACGGAATGCGGGTGACGATCCCAATTCTGCCAGACCTTGCCGAGACAATGGCGGCAACGAGGCTTGGGGAGCTGGCAATCATCGCCACAGATGAAGGCAAGCACTTCGTCAAGGAATCACTCGGAACCGTGTTTAGGGAGGCTTGCCGCGCTGCCGGGGTTCGCAAATCGGCGCATGGGCTGCGCAAGGCCGCCGCCACGCACGCCGCCAACAGGGGCGCTACGGTAGCTCAGCTCGAGGCCATTTTCGGATGGGAGGGCGGTCGCATGGCGTCGCTCTATACGCGCTCCGCAGACCGTAAGGCGCTGGCAGCAGATGCCATGGAGAAGCTGTCGCGGAAGCCCAAAAAGAGAACCGCTATTCCCGCACCCAAGGGGAAGGTGCGGGCCGGAAGGTAAAAAGGGCAGTCTTTTCAACTGCCCTTTTAGGTATTGGTGGGGGAAGAAGATGTGGAACTTTGAGGCTTAATCAATGGCTTGCAGCAAGGTGCGGGCATAACGGGCTGGTTGATTCATAAGCGGGATTTTAAGCGGCTCCCGCACCTCTTGTTCCCCCTACGTTCTTGCTGTTTAGTGGGGTGGTTCAGAAAGAGGTTCACCGCAGAAGGAGGGATAGAAGATGAGCGATAAAACAGAGACTGAGTTAAGCGCCGCAGCAAAATATTTTCTGGCGGAGTTTGACGCCTATTGGCGCAGCGAACACGTCAGGCATCCCAATGCTGAAGCATTCGCTTATTTGAGGACGGCCCGCAACCGGGTGGCAAAATTCTTTCCTGCCACCGAAGGGCCAAAGTACGATGGGCGCTCAGGCTATGAAATCGCGATGGCTCGCATCAATGGAAAGCCCACTCAGTAAGAAACCCACGTAATGCGGGATTTATCCTTGTGCGGTCTTTTCTGAAACAATCTTTGTAGAACAGGAGAGGATGATGGTCAGTATCTTCCAAGCAATATTCCCTCACCCGATTCCGTTTCGGACGCTGGAGGAACTGGCAGTCCGTCCCAGCGATGACGGCAAGATAACGAAGGCGATGTATGAAAAAGCCCTCTCCGACTTCACCAGAGTAGTAGAAGAAATGGGGATATTGGATCAGAAAGAAACTCCACTCACAAAGCAGGAATCGAAACATGACTGAGAGCGCAGAGACTGAGTTCGATTATATTAAGATGCAAGCTCGTAGCGACTTGATGCTCAAAAGTATGCGGGCCAGCCAACAAGCCAAGATAGAGAGCCTACTGGAGGCCCTTCAGGTCGCCGCGAGCCGAATGTCGGACATGGCCGACGTGGCCGAGCAAGGAACCCCTGCGACGCCATCCTTCCTTCGGTCGAGTGCGCGACGCTGCGAAATCGCGATTGAACTTTTCAAGGAAGCGCCCACTACGTGAACCAACCTAGGCCACGATCCCTCATTGCGACGATCTTCTCTGAACAAGGACTCACCATGACTGAGAGCGCGCGTACTGAGTTTAGCGAAGGTGGCTCCTCATTGGCGGGATGGGAGCTTTCCATTTTCAAGGCAAACCCAGCCAACTCTATTGCATGGCAAGATGTCTTTGCTGACGAAGATATGACTATCCCGCTTCGCAACCCGATCTACCTTGATGTCGATGGCCGCCCTCCACCATTTTTCTTGAGAGAAGGCAACTATAGGGTCGTGCTTAAAGATCGCCACGGAGTGGTTATGATGGAGACAGTCGTCACTCATTTAACTCACACGCGGGATGACCTGTAATTCGAAATACCAGCTTTCTGCGAATCTTCTCTGAACAAGGACTCACCATGACTGAAAGCATGATAGAGCAGATAGAAGATGCAATCGTTGACGCGGTGATGGATCAGGAACTCCTCAACGCCACGATAGCAAAGCAGATGGGGAAGTTATGGATCACCGGGGAAGCGGGGATTGATTTGAGGGCTGTGGTGAAGGCCGTGCTGAAGGCCATGCGCGAGCCGACAAAGACCCAGCTAGATGCCATGGAGCCGTGGTCCCGCACAACAGGCCACCACGAAATGGTCTGGAAAGCCGGTATCGACGCCGCTCTCACATGGCCCGCAGGATCAGCAGACCGTGCAGGCGTACCGCTGGCGAAGGACTAATCGTTATCCTTGGCGAACTTGAACGGCCTGCGAGCCGCCGCTGTGGCTCTGGCGTCCTGTGTAGCTCGGAACTGGACCTTGCCGTCAACGATACGAAAATCAACTTTGTGGACTAATCCACATCCGCAACACTGTTCTTTGAAGCCACGCTTAGGGACTTCGATCCATTCCCCGTCAGTAACGTGATAGTAGCTCTTGGTCATACGCGGATCACCTCTCCGCGAAACTGCACCGACCTATCATCCCAGACTGAGACAAGCTCAGGCTGCATCAGCTTGCTATCCTTGAACTTCAAGACAGCGAATCCAGAGACCCAATTCTTCGGCGCGTCCTCGGTATAGTCCAAGAACGCCTTGTGATCGGGATCAGCCACACACCCGGTATCAATGCCGTACCTGGTGCCGTTGTAATCGGTGTACGGCGTGACCTTCTGGGAGTGCAGATGGCCGGTCACCATTGTCTTGCCGGAGCCGACCGTATTGTTGTGCGTGGCGTGGACGCCGCCTTTCCAGCGGTGCTTGCAAACGACGCTATCGTTAATCCAGACGGACCAGCCCTTTTCCCACAGCGGGAAATGGTCGCTCAGGTGGATTCCTGCGATGCCCCTGTATTCGCTTGCGACGGTCGCCAGTCGCGTTTCGAATCTGGCGTCGTGGTTGCCAAGCGTCCAGATTTTACGCGCCCTGCCGCACGCCTGAGCTATGTCATGCAGGTGATCTTGCGCGGCTTCTATTTCTTCAATGGGGGATGGCGCGCTTTCCCAGCCTATCGGTGGGTGACGACTGATCTTTGGAAAGTCCAGTACGTCTCCGTTAAGGATTACGGCGGATGGCTTCAGGTCTTTGCAGAGGCGCTTGAACGCCCGCAGCGCGACACTCTCGGAGCCGGGCCAGATGTGGAAGTCGGACCCGACGATAACGAGGCCGTTTTTGACTTCCAGCGCCGCGCGGTGTGGGTAATCTTTGGCGACACGTTGCTGGGCTTCGTTGATGAGACCGCCCACCGCGTTCGGCGGCGTGATCTTGATGCCAAGCCTGCTTTCGATGTTTCTCCTGCGCTTGTAAACGTCGCGCTCATTCGTATTGAGGTGCTTGGCAAGCGCAGTAGCTCCCTTGCGCTTGAACAGGTCGATAAAGTCTCTCTCGGAAATTCTGCGGCAGCCCATCACAGCCACCCCCGACGCGAAAACCAGATCGTCTCAGCGATCCCCATAACTCCCAAAACAATGATGATATACGCCGCAAATTCCGCTGCCGGATTTGAGAACATTTGACCCCATGATGTTGGTGGATTTAGGCGTACTCGTACCGATCAACGTCAGTACAAGGCAGGAACATGCCAACATCCGGCGAGTAACAATGAGGGATGATGTGCACGACAGGAGGAGGAGTTTTTCGGAAGTACCATTGCGCTAGTCCCAGGAGGATCAGGAGCGCGATGAATTTCATTTCCCGAGCAGCGCCTTGACGCCAAGCCACACAGCCCCGAGAAACCCGCCGATGATCGTCGTGATGATGACCTTGAACGTCAGGCTTTGAGCTTGCTCTACGCTCTTGCGCCACTTGCGAAGGTGGATGAAGTCCGCTTTCAACTCCTTGCGGTCCTCCTCCTCGATACCGAACGATGTCAGGATTGTAGCGATGGTCCGGAGAACAACCTCGTCCTGCTGATTGGGATTTGATGCGCGTTCTGCGGCAAGAACCTCGTGAACGACTTGGGCGACTTCTTCGTTTGTCATTTACTCGCCCTTAAATGCGAAATGCTTTGGTCCTTGGCAGCCATGCGTAAAGCCTTCTCTTTGCGTGTGGTTAGGCTCGGTCTGCCGTTCGCGCGACAGATCGGGCCGCCTATCGTTTCAAGATTTTTGCGACGTTCTCAAAGCCGCGTTTGGCGAAGTAGAATCCAACAACGAGGTTTGCAGTCGTTGCGGCGAATCCGGCCAGCGGATCGGTCGATCCAAGGCCAAGAACCTTGTCCCAGATCAGGAGCTTCCCGAAGTAGACGGCGACGAAATAGCCCATCAGTTTGTCTGGTTCGTACCAATGGCCGATCTCCGCAATGCGGTATTGCGTGATAGCGTTCGTCTCCGCGACTTGCGCGGCAATCTCAGCGGCGGCCGTATCGCTCGCGATCTTCTCGGATGTATTCCCCGCCTTCAGCTTGGCGTTATACGCATCTAGCAAACCGCGTATAACTGGCCCGCCGATGAAACCGATGATTGCTTGCCACATCAGCTCCGCGCCTTACGCAGGCTTTCGATGAAGGAAAGGACGGCCTTCACGATAGCAACGACTGTCACGATTTTCAGCGCCCGCTCAGTACCGATGAACGGCGCAAAATCGACGCCGTCGAAGTATGAGAGGAATTGCAGCAGGAGGTCTGGCGCGCCGAGAAGCGAGGCGGTGATAACCGTGATCCAGTCGTATACCCAGCGTGCAACGGATTTGAGATTGTTCAACATCAGTCCTTGATCCATTTGAAATAGGCGAATGCTGACAGCGCAAGCATCGCGACAACGCCGCCAGCGACCAACGGTCCATACTGGAATGTCGCCGCGCCCGCAGCGATGATCGAACCGGCAACGACGGCCTTGTCCTGTTTGGAAACTGGCGGCTTTGGCACAGGCAACGGCGCGTCCGGGATTTGAGCCACAACACCGCCGAACGAGATGGATGGATCGAGCGCGGCCATTGTGATGATAAGGCCAGCGCAGCCGAGTTGCTTATCGACGGTCGACGCGCTGAATACGCCGTCCGAGATGTACTTCCCGCTCACGTATTGATCGGTGCCGGACCAGACATAGGGAGAAGGAATGCCTTTGTTGGCGTAGCCGAGGCCGTTGTATTGCTCCAGCAATGTCATGGTGCCGCCAGCGGACCAGTCTTTCCACTTCGCTGCGTAGGGCGGGCAGACCACCAGCGCATCAACGGCGGCGGCTTCCCATGATGGGAACGGCCCCCTGCCCTTTGGCACGTGCGTGGATACTTCATTCCACGGATCGCCCTGCGCCAGAGACCCGGAGAAATTGCCGGACGACTCGCGCTGATGGATAACGGCGATCACGAACCACGGAACGCCGGTCTTGGCTGCTACCGCCTGATAGCGAGCCTTTGACGCCACAAGGCGCTTGGCGACAGGCACGAACTCTGCCGTTCGGGTGAGCTTGGCTTTCTTCCAGCGCGCGGTATTGGCCGCCAGAAGGGCTGGAATGTTGGCCATCAGAAAATGAGCGCCACGACGATCAACACACCCGCCACGATCAACGTCCCCTTGGGATAGTCCCGGACGGTCTGGACGATGATGTCGGCTACGAGCTGTAGGTATTTCATTGAGGATTCTCCATGGAAAAAGCCCGCACAGGGCGGGCTGGGTGTGGGACGAAGCATTGAGGCTTTAGTTGTATTGCCCGCCTGTTGCTGTTGATCCAGCGGCATTGCCGGGGAGCGTAGCGCCAGATGTATAGCCAACACCATTGAGCGTCACCAAATAGCGAGCGCCTGTTGCTGAACCGGAGTATGTATTAGAAACAGCTACGATCTGAGCGACAATCGTTGCGTTAAGCCACGCGCCCGCAAAGGCCGGTGTGCCGGTTATCGTGATTGTACGACCAATAACCTTGATAGAGCCGCCAGCAGTTTCAGACCACCAGTGCCAAACTGAGTTGCCGCTGACGGTATAATTCGCTGAAACCGTAATCAGACCAGCATACTTGGCGTGCATGTGGCTGCTGGTGCAAGCGCCGTAGTCCATATTGCCGGTGACGTTCAATCGCCCCGCGTTCTCGGCAAGAAGGGCGTCACCTGTTGATGTTATTTTGAAGCCAGCAACATTAATCTCGGCACCGTTGGCCGCTCGAATTGCGTATGACGACACGTTCAACAGAACATTGCTGGGGGTGCCTGTGTCGCCCTGTAGCGTCGGAACGCCGCCGACAAACGGCGTAGCCGCGTTGATGCTGCCGGTGTACGTTCCGGAGCCGAACTGGATCGTGCAGGTTTGCCCGTTCAGGTCGAGACCGGCTACTGTGTTGATGGCCTTCTGACCGGTAAGAAACGCGCCACCAGCGCTATTGACAAGGCCGGTATTAGAGTCGCTGCCATCCGTGCGCACATAGTAGGTGCGGCTTGCGGTTAGCACTTCTCGTCCCGGATGAACGTGATCGGCGCGCGCCCAAAGCGTCGAAGTCCCCGCAGCCGCAACCGCTGCGGCCCCAAGGGGGGTGGCGTTCGAGACTTGGTTAAAGAAAAAAGCCGTTGTGCCGATCTTCGTCGTATTATCGTTAAACGATGGTGTCGGCGCGGCTGGCGTTCCGGTGAATGTTGGAGACGCAATATTGGCTTTGAGGTTCAGCGCCGTTTGCGTCGCGGTCGAAACCGGCTTGTTGGCGTCGGATGTGTTATCGACGTTACCAAGGCCAACCGCAGTCCTCGCAGCAGATGCATCTGCAAGCGCCAGAAACGCCCGCCCGTAGCTTGTCGTTGTCAGCGCAGCAATGGCTGTAAGGTCGCTGTCCAGCGGCTGATAAGCCGCGTTGCCTTCGGTCGGAGTCAGGAAAAAGCTATCTACTTCGGCGGCCAGTGCCGTGGCGTTTGTGAGCGTGAGAAGCGACCGGCCATAGGCCGTTGTAGTCAGTGCTGCGATTGCGGTTAGGTCTGCATCTACTGGCTGGAATGAATTGCCGATCATGTCGTTGATGGCATTCATATCGAGGGATAGAGTGTAAATCCCTCCCGTTCGGTCAATCTCGATGGGCGCTGTTGCATCAATCCGGGACGGAATGCGCGCGGTAACCTTCAGCTTAAGCTGGCTGGATTGCGTCAGCTTCAGCTTGTGCTGGTTAAGCTGTATGAGCTTGAGGCGGAAGGACTGTGTTGTCACGCTGGGCCGCCCTCAACCACAGGAACGGTGCAGGCCAGCAATTGCGTAGTGACGGAATTTATCGTGATCCGCAAATAGACCTCATACGATCCGGCGCAGAGCGAACCCATGTCGGCTGGCGTGAACTGCCACTGGAACGAAGTCGTCGTTGGAAGTGTCACCTTGCCGTTATCGACGGTCGCAGTCAGGACAGCGGTTGACGGGCAACCCTGACGGCACACGAACACCTCAATGTCTGCACCAGTCAGCGTGATCTCGTCGCCGTCCTCGTCAATGAGAGGGCTTTGGACGATCCAGTCTTCGCGGTTTGATACTGGGGCGAGTTGGCCTTGGTACATTTATTGATCCATGCTAAACTTGAGATATGGAATGGACGCCATATCTTCCCCTGCCGTGGAGACGGCTGAAGCTGATAGACGGAACGCTGTCGAAGCGTGGCGCTGAAGTGATGCGCCGAAAGGTGAATGGCGAGTGGCAGTATCGCGCGATGACTGCCGAGGAATCTGCGACCGAGTTCAGGCTTGGTGCCTGGTAATCAGAGCTTGCAATAAACCGTAACAAGCATGGATGGCGTTGCAGTCTTGACCGGCGTGCTTGTTCCGCCCTGCGCTACGCCAGTGAATGACAGCGACTTAGGATCGGTCTTTCCCATGTCCACGGCTCCGCCAGGGACCGCCTTGTTGTTGTTGTGGATACCAATGAAAATTCCGCCAGACTGAAGGCCATTTGTGTTCGGGGCGTGCAAATCATGATCGTGGTCGGGGATCGTTCCGGATGGCGTGTACGGTGGAAGGTTTGCGGTGACGAGCGTTGCTGACTCCGCGCCACCAGCCGCACCAAGCGCCGTTGCCGCCGTTCCAAAATATGTCGCAGTCAGCCGCCCCGCAGCCGAGTTGCCCATATCATCGAGACCGGCAATCGCGCGGCCACGGAAATCAGGGAGGGCCAGTGTCTTGTTCGCTACCCAGTCCGCATTGGCGGACGCGCCCCTGCCGGTCGAGACGGCAAGGTTTGCATCGGCGGTCCACAAGAACTCGAACAGGGCTTGCGCGTCGGCATTCGCACGCTCTGCCGCGCCTGACGTAGACGAGCCAATCGTGCGGCCATTCAGCCGGACGAAGCCTGTAACCGCACCAGTCCCGTACCGGACCTTAATGTCGCCGGTCGCAAGGATGGTTGTGGCGTCAACGGTATCTCCCGAGCCTGATCCGGAAGATGGGCCGATCACCAACAGGTTATCAGCCGCGATCTGGGTCACGCCAGCCGCGTCAGTCAGGCGGATTTTAATGTTCCCATCGGCCAGATAGAATGCCGGGACGCGCCCAGCCGAGTCCAATTCGATAGGGTTGGGGTGTTGCAGGGTGAGATTGCTGTCCTTAAATGCGTCTTGGGGGGTGGTTGTCCCCGCTGCATAGAAGTAAAGTAGACCTCCCGCGAGCGGTTTGCCCAATTCGTTAAATTGCTGCGAAAGCGACAAACTGATTGATCCAGCCATCTAGGCCCTTTCGGAACGAAAAAAGCCCCGCGCGAGCGAGGCTGTTTCTGATCTATTGTGTTGTGGTGATGCTATTGGGTTGGTACCCGTGGAACTTCGTTCTGATCTTCTGTGCGGCCTTGGTTCGGGGCCTGTATCGCGCGGATAAAGTCAGCCTCGGTAGCATTCGCGCCGAGCCCGCGAGCGGTGTTCGCGAGATTTCGTGACATCACCTGATAGGCCCCAAGTGTATGGGCTGACGGCTTTGTTAATAGCGCCGCATATGCCTTCGACCACTTGGCTGCGCTGGACGCCCCTGCGGGAGACGCAAGGACGCGAGCCGCGACTGCTCCGCCTAGAGCACCGGCCAGTGTCGTGACCGGAGCAGCTAAGACACCGCTGGCAATCGCCAGCGTATTTACATTCTGAGCAGTCCCAGACGGATTGCCGAATCTTTGACCGACCTGCTTGAGGCGCTCCGAAATGATCTGGATGTCATCAAGCGCCTGCCGATGCGGACCAGCATTCCCGAACAGAATTGACTTCGCTTGCGGCGTGTAGCTTTTCCACTGCGTGGCAAACACGTCTGGCGAGAACTGACCCGTTCGAGGCGAGACGCCGAGATTGCGGATGATCGACCCGGCGAGATCACCGCGCTCTTGAGAGGGAAGATTACCGACCAGCTTCGCCAAGGTCTGAATATCACCCCGACCGCCGGACTTGGCGTAAGCATCGATGGCTGAAAAAAGGGCCTCGTCAGACTTGCCGCCGCGCCCCAAGACCGTATTGGCCAGTTCCTGCATTGGGCCGGGGCCGACTTCTGTCGGAGTCGGGCGAGTATTCCGCGCCACCTCCCCGACCATCTCGCGCGCTCGCTGACCTTGCCGCAATGTATCGGCATAAGTCCGCATGATCCCTTGCTGCTCAGGCGTGAAGAGGCGATTTGCAACGTCGCGCCCCGAGCCATTCAAGAACTCATTAATGCTGCTGGCAATGCGCTCCGGGGCTTTTGCTGTTGCGCCTTCGGTCGCTTGTGAGAGCCTATTCCAGACACCGCCACGGATGGCCTGCATGGCCTCAGCGTCGCCGCCAGTAGCCTCTGCAATGCGCGTGAGCAAGCGGGAAGAGACGCCTTTACTGCCGACCTGAGACGCGCCAACCAGCCAGTTGGAAACCTCCTGCGGGGTTACCTCGCCTGTCGCGATGCGGTTAATCAGCCTGTCTGCATCGTCACGAGCATTGAACCCGAACCGTTGCCGCCATTCGGTGTTGGCCGCTCGGGCTTGGCGGAAAAGAGAGAGAGCCTCGTCGCTGCCAGAGAATAGCGAATTGTCGAAGGCTTCAGCCTGCCAATTGTCGAACTCTCGGATAATGCGGCGGGCGGCTGCACGATCTGCGTCGTTCGTCGCAGCTTGAGCGAAGGCGTTAAGGCGCTTCCGGGTTTGCTCTATGCCTTGGATACTTACCGCTGGCCGGGTAACTGTCTCTCCGGCAGGAACAGGAGTTCGCGCGCCTACCGCGCGGTTCTCGATATTCAGGCCGGACAGGCGCTGCAACTCATCCAGCATCCGTGACGATGCTGGCGTTAGAACGCCATCAATGACCCGCCCATCGTCTTCGAGGGCCTGTGCAACACGAGAGCGCACGCCACCAACGCTGTCCGCGCTGATCGCTGCATCGCTATTTCCCGCTGCGGTGTAAAGCTGGTCCTTGCGCGCCCGCGCCTCTTGCTCGCCGGTTCGCAGGCGCTGAATTAACGTCTGCCCCATATCCTGGGGCGACATATCACCTACCGCTGCACGGGCGCGGTCGAGGGACTGCGCCTCTCTCGCTGCGATGGTCTGGTTCGCGGTGTCGGTCGCGCGCTCCCAATCCGCCTGCACAGCTTCGTCGCTAAGTCGAGCGGCGCTCGACGCTGCATTTGTTTCGTTCTCGGCTGCCGAGCCAAGCCGGTTGCCAATCCTACTGGCTACGTTTGGACCACTGCCTGCGCCGTACTCATCCGCAACGGACTTAACGGCGTTGCCGAGATCATCAGTTAGGCGAAGCGTGGCTTTCGGGATGGCATCACCCACAACAGGAATGTTGCGGATGCCCTGCCCGACACGCTGCACAGCCATACTATCGCTGGCAATCGCACGAGGAACATTCACAAGGCCCGCTACGCTCGACAACCTGTCAGCGGCTGCGACAACCTCTTGTCCCGGACCAGCGATCTGCGGGGCGGCGGCCACTGGCGTTGGCGCACCACGAGTCGCCAAGGCGGCCATAGCGGTATCAACGCTCTGCTTTGCGTCGCTGTACGCTTTGCCGCTCGCTTCCCGCTCGGCTGCTATCTTGGGGTCGATTAACCCACCAACGGCGGTCTCGGCCTGCGCGAGAGGGTGACCAACCAAAGAACGAGCCGTTCCGGTAAGCGGCGATAGAAGCATCTGAGGAATTGATAGAACGGCCTTGCCGGTATTCAGCAAGCCCTCAATCGGCCCTTGCTGGCTGCGGCCCGCAACAGAAGTAAGATTTGCCACGCCCTCGTTAAAAGCGCTGCCAATTTCGTTCGGAATGTCAGTTACAGCATCGGTGATCGATGATTTTTTTGCCGGTGCAGCAAGGCCAATCTTCTTGTCAAATTCGGCGCGCGGAAGGTCCGAGTAATATTTCTTATGCAACGCTCCCGCCAAGTCCGCATCCGACATATCGGAATACTGCGGATATTGCTGGCGCACCTCAGCAATCGTTGGCATCAGCGAATCCCGAGTGGGTCAGCGGCGGCGTTAGCTTGATTGGGTGTGCCGCCCTTGATGTTCGATTGGGCGCGAGTCACACCCTGCCTGATAATCTTTTCATAATCGGCCAACGCTTCACGGAATGCCTTGGGCGATGTGGCTGTATCCATGCGCGTCACCGCAGCCGTCGCCGTCTGGCCTTCGCTATTGGATAGCGCGCCGAGGCCGCGCATCTGCTGGATGGCGGTGAGGAATGCACCGCTCTTGGCTTGTTCAACTTTGTTCTGGAAGTCATATCCGCCAGTTCCGGGGATACGGTTGAACCGCGATGTCATGCCCGTGCTACGATCCAGGTACGGATCAGTCTTAATATTCTCCAGCAAGGAAAGCGCATTTTGGCCCGCCTGAAGGTCGCCCGGCGCGGACGCTTCAGATTTACCCGCCGCCTCGCCAACAACCTTGGCGCGTTCCGCCCCGGCCAAGTCCTTAAGAATAGGAGACCCAATTGGCTGGCGTGTTTGCGGGTCGATCAATTGAATATGTGTGCCAAGATCAACCTTGATCGGGTCTTTCGAGATTTTAAATCCATCGGGCAGCTTGGTTTGGATTGCTTGTCCGGTTTTCGTGGTCTGAACCATTGCGGGCTGGCCATCGGCCCCGACGCCATAAACCGGGTTGAGTGAAGCGCCCCCCGCACCCGACCCGCTCCATTCGCCAGATATAATGTAAGCACGGCCCTCCGGGGAGGCGGGGTCGATCCCCTGCGACTGAAGAAGTTTAGCGCGCTGCGAAGCCTTCTCAAGCGGGCCTTCGCCAGCCCTAGCCGCCGCCGCGCGCTGAAGCGCAAGAGACTGATTGCGGAAGTTGTCATCAACGGCATCGCGCGAAGTCTGGCGCTGATCGAGGCGGGCCTGACGTTCCTGTTCCTGCTGGCGCTGGTCAATCTGAAGCCCCATCTGAGCCAGCCTCGGGATACCAGAGCTTATCAGTGGTGCAGTGTCGATCTTCCCACCAGCGCCGCGACCGAGATTGGCGAGAGTCCTCTGCTCAACAGCTTGATCGCGCGACTCGTTATAAATCTTGCCGAGATTTCCAAGTGTCGAGAAATCGACTTGAGGAACCGTCAGTTCAGCCATTTACGCCGCCTTACCGCCAAGGAAGCCAGTACCGAGTTTCGCGAGATTGAGACCAAGGCCCCACAGGTTGCCAGATCCGGCCATTTCAGCATTGGCCGCCTGCGTTTCCTGATTGTTGATTCCGTTCGTGACGCCGCTTGCGAGATTGACGCGGCTGTTGGCGTCGTTGGTGTAGACACCGGCCTTCGCCGTATCGATACCGGCACCGCCGGTTACGCCCGCAAGTTCCGGGCTGATGAGACCAGCAAGCCTGTTCTGCCAATCTCCGTACTCCTGACTCGCCATGTTGCCAGCGCGATCACTCAACGCGGCAAGCGTATTGCCTCCGCCAAGCCCGCCTGTCGCAGCAGCCGCGCGATTGGTCTGGTCCAGCGCCTCAGATACGCGCCAGTCATAGCCGGGGCCAGCCTTGAACGCATCGGTAGCTCGCGAATTGCCGTCAGAACCATTCACACCAAGGCTATCGAGATAAAGGTTCGTGCCGCCGCCGTACTTCGATGCAATGCCGCCAAACTTCCCAGCCGCAGAGCCAAGCGCATCAAGCGCCCCTGTCTTGCCGGAGTCGAGATAGCCCATGCCTTCTGTTTTGGTCGCGGCGAGTCTGGCCTGATTTGCAGCGGCTGCATCCTTTGCACTATCGCCGGTAAAAATATCGAACAAGCCCATGATATTTCCTTAGATGTATTGCGCCGTTGGTGGCGTGAAGTTTGCGGTCCAGCGCGGCGTTCCGACACTCAAACGAAACTCATCAATGTAAACGGATGTGCTTGTATTTAAGTCTCCGGTACTACCAACAGACCAGCTACTTGTCTGATTTGGTATCGTAGAGGAGAGTGCCGTTGTCAGCCCCTCCTGCGTCCCATTGATATACAGGCGCAGATTGTTTGAACTGCGTACGAAAGCTATGTGACGCCATACGGAGTCCGTGACGGTAGTTGATCCTACAACGCTGGTATAGTTCGATGCGTTGAGCCACGCAGATGCCAGAATAAGGTTTCCGCTACTGCGGGCTACCCCAACAGAAATACTCCCATTTGTTCCAGACGCGTCAATTTGTCCGCAAAGATTCGCAACACCACTCGTGCCATTTCCGTTGAGCCAGAAGTCAACGCAGAAATCAGATGCCCCAAGAATGAAGTCTGAACTGTTTGGAGTGCGTATAAAACCAGAAGTTGTTTTAAGTGACGTGGGACCGAATTTTAAACTAGCTGAACTTGTGACTGAGTTCGTCGGCGTCCACGTATGAGCAGAGCCGCCAGCCGCCGCATCAGTAAATGTCGTGCCGCCGTTGCTGCCGTCCATGTGCAGCAGGATTTTCGTAAAGGCATCGTTTCCGGGTACACCTTGCGGGAAACCGCCGAACATGAAATGCGTCATGCGGCGATGTCACCGAAGTAAACCCACGTATCCGTCCCGACATTCAACAGTGTGGATGCGCTATAGGCCCCGCCCGTCGATTTGTAGCTGGACTTAGACTGAATAGTTACGCCAACAGCAGGTGAGAGCGTGACCTTCCCCGCGCCGTATTGCAAAATATCAGTTTGCATGATCCCGCCAGCAGTCGGCGCAATGCCAAGCGCAGGGATATTGAACGTCACCGCAGAGCCATTGGTGAAGATGACAACCTTGCCGCTGTCGCTCGCTTGCAAGCTGTAGGTGGTTCCGGTCTGCGTATTGAAATTACGCAAGATGTCCGACTTGAGCGCAATCGCCGCGTCTATCGCGGCAAAGTCCACGTCGGAGAGGGGCTGCAATCCCTCAATGAATTTCAGTTTCTCAAACCAAATTACATTGAGCCGTCCGGCACTATCGACAAGCGGCTGCTGAATGGTCGGCAGCGTGATCTTCGTCATGCAGCGCGCAACTCAGCCGACATTTCACCGCCGATAAGGCCGAAATGAACAGGGTCAGACATTGCCACCTTCCAAATTCGACCCTGCGAACCGGAAACGCCACACTGATTGACGCGAATGCGCGTAAGACCAACCGACTGACGGCCCAGCTTGCGAATGCGCGGTGTTGACCACGTTTCTCCGCCGTCGTCAGACCACGAAATCTCAACTTTCGGATCAGTTGCGATAGGATCGACGCCTTCCGCGTTTCCGACGCCAACTGAAAAATCAAACCACGCCGTTGCAACCCGCACGCGGGCCGGGAATTTCTGCACAGGAGCTGACCAGACCTCGCAAACCAGCGGTTCGCCAACTTCATCCTGCGCTGTGTTGATGATCTGCTGGACGTTCCCGGTTTCGGTATCGCCGCAGAGCCATTTCGAGAAGGCGTAATAGGTGTTCGTGATCCGGCTGCGGGTGCCGAGATACTTTTCCCGCTCGTGCCACTTCTCGTTGTTGGCGTTGAACACCCACGTCCACGTTGACGAGGACAGTTCGATAAACGCATGTCCGCGCGAGATATAGGAACACATCTCAAGGTCGGACTTGTCGGACACGCCTTCGATCAGGCCGTCAAGATCAGGCGAGGAAATCTTGGTTGGTGTGTAGCCGTCAAGACGATACACCGCGTTATCGTCGCCAACCCAGAACACGCCCTTGGAAAAGCCATCCTGAAAGCCGGTGATCGCATACGAACCGGCAAGCCCGCGCGGGATGACTTCGGAGCGGCCGAACGGAAATGGCGATAGAGCCTGATCAGTCCAAACTTCAATGCTTTGGTTGCCGCACAGCAGCAGCTTTGAACCCCATGTGACGCCGCGCACAAGCCCATCTGGCTTGGCCTCCGCCTTGCCGAACGAGAGAGCGTTGACCGTAACGACGTTAAGTCCTGTCGCAAAGCAGCGACCGTCGCCAATTGTAAAAACCAGATAACCGTCAAGCTGCGTGACGGAGTTCGGGGCCGGTAGATCGGAGTCAAACCCGCTTGTCGTGGCCGATGGAGTGAACGTGTAGATATTGCCGTCAGGATCAACGAACACCTTGTCAGGCGTTGCCGCGTTGTTGCGCGCAAAGAAACCCTTCTTTGTGCCGTTCAATCCACCAACGTTCGTGGATGCCCCGCCAGAGCTTGAGAACTTCTCAAGCTGAGAGCCAAATGCCGCGTAGAGCGTGCCTGATACCTCGATAAAGCCACGACAGCCGCTTCGAGTTGTTGTGCCAAAGTTCACCAGCCCCGGTGAACGATGGCGCACAGCGGGCGCTCTGCCGCCCTCACCCATAGGCTCGGCAAAGCAATTAATCAGCCGCCCCGCGCCCTCTGACGGCCTCATACCCGGCGAGGTTGTGACTGGAAAGCTAATCGCGACCATTAGAAATATTCGCCCACTTGGGCTTGATACGTCGGCTTACCGGCAGTCAGGCGGCGCAACGTCGCCTCATCGCGCAGCTTGGCATCGTCATTTACCGGCGATCCAAAGTCAGGACCACCCATGTTCGCCAGCAAGTTCGCCAGTGGAATGAACAGTGCAACGTCGATTGCATCGTCATCGTCGATATAGGCAATCTCGTCAGCAGAAAGCTGGGAGATCAGCGGATCAACGAGGCCGTCCATCGTGTTGTAGTCTTCGGGGCTGGGAGCCTCGCCCGGTTCGAGCGCACCAAGCGACGCAAGCGCCCTGTGAATCAGTTGCCTCCGCGTCTTAGTGGTATCGACCATGCCAATCCCTCAAAAGAAAAAGGCGGGAGCCGTTAAGCCCCCGCCCAGTTATTAGTCGTCACCAAGGAACGAGAGCAGGACCGAGATGGTGCCCGTTACGCCGATGGTGGAGTTGGCGTCGATGGTCGCAGCCGTGCCAGACCAGTTCAGATTCAGGTCGAGAGCGGTGCCAGTGCCGTTCAGCGCCGTTGCCTTTGCGCCGTCAACTGCGGTGCCCGTTCCAGTGCCGGACGAGTTGGTCACGCTAACAGCCTGACCCACGTTCTCGTTCACACCGTTGCCGAGCGTTCCGTCAGCAGCAGCAGCAATCGCCGTTGTGCCGACGCCGATCTCGAAAGCGGCATCGCCAGCAGCGGTCGTCAGCGCAGAGCCTTCGACAAATGCGGTATAGTCCTGCCGTGTGCCGAGGAACGTAATCGCGCCCTCGACAAAATCGAACAGTTTCAGCGAGCCGTAAGAACCGCTGCCAGCAGCATCCGTCACCGGAATACGCGCCTTGTTCAGCGTGAAATCGAGACGGTATGCGTTGTTGTCCTTGGTAACCGCGCAGTCAACGTAGCCAACAGTGGGTTGATTGACCGTTCCGATGCCCGACAGATCGCTGCGGGTTCGGCCGGGAAGAAGTCTAGCCATGTTTGTTCTCCATAAATGAAAAACGGGAGAGCCGAAGCCCTCCCGTCATCTTCCCGTTGGTTAAGCGTCAGCAGGCGCGCTGAAGAACCCGTTTACGACGCCCCACTGAGTGAGGTCGCTGTTCGAGTCCTTCTGGAACACCTTGGCGACGCCGTAGCACATCTTGACGCCAGCGCCCTTGATGAACTGATAGTCGGTTTCATCGCGGAACGTCGGGGTCGGCATCTTCGCCCAAGGCATCGCCAGAGCGGACTGGCCGCAGAGGAACACCGGAGCAACGCGGCCAGTGGTATCGCCACCGGTCTTCAGGTTGCCATCAGTGCCGCTGTCCCATGTGCTATCGACGAACGAGTCGATTTCGGGGACTTCGCGGATGATAACGCCATCATAGGCCAGATCACCGGCCTGGAAGATGATGTTGTCCTTGGAGCGCGGCAGGGCGTCGGCGTGGACCGTCGCCAGCGAGGTCTTGAGGTCGCGGAAACAGGTCGTCGGCGCGAACGCCACGAAGTAGTCGTAACCGTCCTTGGTCTTGTAGGGACGAATACGCGGGTTCGCCAGTTTGGCAACGCGCTTCAGAAGCGACACGGATGCATACGTGAACTTGTCGGCGGTCGCGTCGATCTTGCCGATGTCGGTCGCGTGAACGCCCGAGTAGTTGCCGACAGCGTTGCCGTACAGGATGCGATCCGAGTTATCGACGGCCCACGCATTGAGCTGCGAAGTGGTCGCATCGGCGTACAGGATGCCATTCACGCGCTGGCCGTCAGCCGAACCAAGGCCGGACGGAGCCGACTCGGAAGGCAGGGACATGAACGCCTGAATGATTTCGTCGCGCTGGAGTTCCTTGCCCCAGTCGGACAGCATCGGCTTGGCTTCACCGAAGATGTCAGCCGAGTCTTTCTGCTCGTCTGCATCGGTCGTAGAAACCGCGTGACGCGCCCAGTCAACCCATGCGCGCATGCCGTAGTTGTTGATCGCCTCTTCCGCGCCGGTCAGCGTGCCGGTCGATTTGGCGGTTCCGCGCAGCGAGGTCACAAGCGGGATATTGACCTGCTCGCCGCCCTTCTTGTTGTCGTAGATGGTGCGGATGATCGAATTGATGCTCGAACCCATGTAGGGCGAGAACATATTTTCGCGGACGTATTCCTTGATCAGTTCCTTGCGGTACTGAACGAGCTTGTTGTTGGTTGATGGAGTGGTGGCAGTCATTGGCTTGATCCTTCCAATGCGCCGCCCAACAAAAAACCCGCCTCAATGGGCGGGTGCTTTCATGCAATGTTGTGTTGGACTATCGGCGCAGAGCAGATTGCAACAGGCCCGCGTCGCTCTCGTCATCGTCGCCGCTGAGTGCTGCGGCTGACGTGGCGCGATTGAGTGACGGCGGGAGCGGTGTAACTGTCGAAGGACGGGTCTGGGCGGTGCCTCGGATGCGTTCTAGAACCTTCGCCTGATAAGCTGGGTCTTTCAACCGCTCATCAATCTGGCGCTCTACAAAGGCGTCCGGGTCGTCTCCAATCGTGCTGAAGATGGTCTGCTTCTTGTGCCATTTCATGATGTCCCCATAAGGATCGATCGATGACATGGCCCGCTGGTAGACGGCGGCGGCCTCAGGATCGCGCGAGCGCAGCCCCTTGTCCAACGCCTCATAGGCGGCCTTGACCTTCTCAGCCCCATGCTCGCGGATTGCGTCCCTCTGGGAGTAGTATTCCCGGAGCTGGCTAATCTCGCTCTTGATGGGTTCGATGGCTTGGTTTGTCCGATGATCGACAAAGCCGTCCGGGTTCTCGTAAAGATCGGGAACCGGAACTTTGGGTTCATTCTGCTTCTGGATGGCCTGAAACTGGCGACGCAAATCCGCAAGCTCTCGCTCGTGGTTTGCCGCCCGTTCTTCCGCCGCTCGCCTTGCGTCCGCCTCTTCCTTAAGCCGCCAAGGCGGGATGCCCTGGTTTGCATCTTTCGGCTGTTCGGTGACCGGAGCTTCAGGCTGCGCTTGTGCAACCGTCTCGGCTTCCTGCTCGGCAACTGTTTTCGGTGCAAAGCGACCGCGCTCATCGCGTGGAGTCGTTTCCTGCACCTCGGCAACTTCCTCAACATGAGGAGTTTCAACCTGAGTTACTTCGCTTTCGTTCGCAGAATCCCAAATGTCTTGATCGCTATCGGCCATAAGCCTGTCCGTCCTTTTCCGTGTCGTGGAATTACGATTTCACCAATAACGCTTGGCGTTGCGTGATCGTCATCGTCCCTGTGTCGTCGGGTGCGTTACGATTCTTTGGCGGCAACGAAGCTGCGGTCGCGCTCTTTATCGTGCGCATCCTGCATCAGCTTCAGAGGGGCCAGCGCCGCCTCCTGATTGTCCTTGTCGGCCTTGGCATACTTCGCCGCCGCGCTAGCGTTTGTGTCGTTGATGCCAGCCGCAGCCTCGGCAATCTGCAACTCGAGCGGCAACTCGAACTTCTCCGGCTTTCCGGGTTGAGGCATGGACGCCTGCTGCGCCTTGGCAACGTTGAGCATGGCCTTGGATTCAGTTTCCTTAACCTTGGCCTGCTCACCAGCCAGCGCTACTTGCTGCGCCGGTCCCGGCTTCTGCGCCTGTTCGATATAGCCCAAGAGCTTTTTCTTGGTTTGGCCGTCGATACCTGGCGACAGTTCGATGAGCACTTGCGGCGGCACGTTCGCCCCGCTCGATGCCATCGCAATCAGCGCGTCGTAGGTATCGGCCATCATATTGATGGAGTCCGGGCCTTCATCAATGATCACGTCAACGTCCAGCGAGCCAATCGCGTTGACGATGTTAGGCGTTCCCGTGTTGGGATCAACCTGAAGCCCGTTGATCTGGATGAACTGCGCTAGTCCATCATCATCGGTCACGCGGATATAACGCTCGGCTGTCCAGTTGTGCTGGATGGCATTCAGCACCGCGCGATAGACGCGGACCTTCCAGCCCTTGAAGCCCTGAATGTACGGACCAAGCTCGGCAATGCCTGCCTGCTGCAAGAGCGAGATGGCGCGGCCTGACTGTTGCTCGCTGCCCTGCCCGAGCAATTGCGGGTTTGGACCAAAGCCCTCGATTTCCTGCTTTGACTCGGTGAGCAGCTTCGACCAGCCAGCGAAGTCAAACGATTGGTCGTCGGCTTTGACCTCGCCGCCCGGATTGACGATAATCACGCCATCCGTGCGCGCCCACTCCTTGCGGGCCGTCTCCACGTCCTTTACCGCCGCGTTGCTCATGATGAGGCGGCGCGAAGCCAGAATATGGTTGAGTTTGGCTTCCTTGAAGTTGATGCTGTCCTGCGACGACTTCATGTTCCGGACAAAGCCGTAACGGTCGCCGTCGTGATCGACCGAACCCGAGTACATGATGTACTTGCACTCGGTCTTCTTTTTCTCGTCAACGAGGTATGACTTTCCCTCCATCAGCACCACCGTGCCGGTGAAGATGGAATAACACCATTCTCCCTTGTGCTTGTACCAGCAATCGACGAGGCGGATGTGCTTACGATCCGAGTTGAACCACTTGTTCTCGTTGTCCGGATTGGTGCTTAGGTCGGTGTCGCTGTCGATTGACTGCTCGATCTCGTCTTCGTGGTCCGGGAACATCTCCTTGGCAAGGTCAATGTCCATCCACTTGCCGACGCCCATGTAGCGAGCATCGGAGAAGTCAGCCCGCTTGCTGCGGGGGTCGTAGAAGAACGATTCCGGCTCAACAATATCCAGCTCAATGTCGCGGTCGTTAGGGTCTTGGCTATCACCCTGCGTCAGGTTGATCTCAAGACCGCCGATGCCTTCGATAGCTCCGTCGCGGGCGATCTCCGCGCTCTTTGGCTTCCACTCCTGAGCGTCCAGCGCGTACCGAATAACAGCGGTCGCAATGTCCGCGCCCTGTTCCTGTCCCGGCGTGCGAGGAAATGCCTTCGGGTCTTGCCGCAGCCGTTCCAATAGGCCGACAACCCCGTCAATCTTGCGGCCAATGCGGTTGACCGTGGAAATGGGCTGCTTGCGCTTCTTGAGAATCTTGATCTGTGCTTCGGTCCATTGCGAGCCGTGGTAATAGCGCCGCGCGTCCTTCTGTTCCTCGATCTCGTCGCGCTTGTTGCTGAGATAGTCCGAATACGCTTTCTTGAGCTTGCCGATATCCCAATAGTCAGCCGTTCCCTGTTGCGCCTGCGATGATGTAATCGATCCGCTTGGCGTGCCGGACGAGTAGTCAGGCGTCACGCAACCATCCACAAATCATCTTCATCTCGGTCATCGTCCTCAATGGCGGAATAGCCGCTCTGATCCTGTTTCGGTTCTGGCTTCTTCGGCGCATCGCCGCTCATCATCTTGTCAAGCAACTGCCCAACAAGACCGATGGCATCAACCTGGTCGTCGTGCTTGCCTGCCGGGAAGCTCAGTAGTTCGCTTCTGAAGTCTGCGTACCAAGTTGCGTCAATGGGTACGTAAAGCCCTTCCAGCGCCATCCTGCCGCGAATGGACTGCGCTCTAACCGACTTGTCGCCGCGCGTTGGAAACGGCTCACGATAGACGAACGCCTGACGCTCTCGCTGCCTGCGCTCAAGAAACGGCCCGACGCCTGATTTAATCTGGCCCTGCTCCTCGGCCCAGGCCATCGGCTTCCATTCAAGGACAAGATCGCAGAACGACTCGACCCATTCATCAGAAGCCGCCTGCTTGCGCCATAGATCGAGGAGGTACATCCGCCCCTCTGGATCAAGGCCAACAACAGCGTGAACAGTGAAGTCGCCGCCATCAGCAGTCACGGCATAGTCAGAGCCGCCGTAGATGCGCATTGTCTCTTTGGCCGGTGCCTTGGTGTATGGCTTCAGCCATTCGGCCTTGAAGTAGTCGCCTTCTTCCGGTGCCGGTCGTTGCTGATAGAGCGCGGACCAGAACCTGGCTTGCGAGTTGCGCCTGATACGTTCAAGCGCCGGTAATGGATAAGCGGCAGGCCATAGAGCCTCGCCGGCTTCGTTAATTGCCGGAAGTTCGACCACTTCCCATTTGTCGCCGCCCGCAGCCTGCTGGGCCAGCAAACGCCCGCAAAGGTCGTCTTCATGCATTCGGTGATTGATGACGACAATCGAACCGCCTGGCATCAGGCGGTTGTACGCCGTGCCCGTGTACCAATCCCAGACGTTCTTGCGCGTCAGTTCCGATAACGCATCCTGCATCGACGAGTAAGGATCATCGATAAGGATTGTATCGCCACCACGGCCAAGAACAGAGCCACCAATGCCCAAAGCGTAATAGATACCGCCCTCGGATGTGTGCCACTTGCCCTTGGCCTGACTGTCTTCCGCGAGCCTTGTATCAAACACCGCCCGATATTCCGGGCTGCTGATGATATTCCTGACTTCACGGCCAAAATCCGATGCAAGCCCCTCGGTTGCCGACACCGAGAGAAACTGCTTGTGCGGCTGACGACCAAGAAACCATGCTGGCAACCGCTTAGACGCCAGTTCTGACTTGCCGTGCCTTGGCGGCACCAGCAACATCAGGCGGTCAATCTCGCCCCGCTCTACGCGCTCTAGCTGCGCTGAGATAATCCGGTGATGTTCAGCAGTCCGATAGCGCGGGAAAGTGTATTCAGTGAACGCTATCAGATTGTTCGCCGCGTCCGTCCGCCTCAGTAGCTCCGTTGCCGCTTGCTCGGCGCTCATTGAGGAAGGCGACCAGCTCTGCGCGGGTCCAGTCCGCTGCTTCTCGCTTGTCGTCAAATGTCACCGTGGATTCTTGTGCTGGCTTGCCGTCGAGCCGGTCAGCGATCTGCTGCATCGCCCAACCTTCGCCAGCCATTGCAAAATCAACCAGTTTTTCAGCAAGGGCATTCAGCTTCTTGCGGCCATCAGGCTCTTCACGGTTAACCGCAACACGAACGGCGTCCGCAAACGCCTTGTCCTTTGGCTTCCCGCCAGGATTGCCAGATTTACCCTTTTGAAATGCCATTGCTCTCAGTCGCTAACCAATTGTCTCGCGAACGAGTTTTTCAACCTCATCGCATTCCGCCGAGTATTGATTAGAACACTTGAACGCGGCTCGCTTTGGACCTTCTGATGTTTCCCATGAGGCCGAGACCCCGTCGTAAATCAGGCGGCTTCCCATCCTAGAAACTTTACTAGGCGCGCCAAGGTTGTTCGCATTGGCGAATGCCAAAAACACAGCCATCCCGTCCGAGACGACCTGCTGGTCCAAGCTCATGCCGTCACCCTAAACATTCCCCAATGACTGCAACTCACCCAATGGCCTATGCTATCTATTTGATAGGTCCATTTGGAGTTAGGGGGGTTACGCACAGGGAGGCTCGATATGTTCATCAGTGGAGAAATGATCCGGTGTTCCGCGAGCAAAGGTGAACCTCTCGATCTTTCCAGGCCTCGCTATGATCCCGGACCACTCGCCTATGTGCATGGTCTCAGATTGGCCGTTAATCGTTACCGTGATGTATTCGCCTTCACGATGGAGGGTCATGGTTCAGACAAGACTCCCAGAAAGCGGGCAATGCGGACAACGTGATATGATTACTGAGTGTCCTGATCGTCGTCATTGACAGAGCTAAAGTCGTGAACGAAGCCGACAGCGCTAGCCCCCGCTCGATCTCGCAGCCGAGGCGTCACGGGACCATCGTCTGGCACGCGCCAAATCTGGCGACCGACAACAACGCGATCACGAATTGGCCTGCCACTCGGGTGAGCCGGTCGCACTGGATGTCCCATGGATCACTCAGTCCCTTTGGCCGATGTTCTGGCCGATGATGTTCAGTGAAAATCGCAGAAAGCGATCATCCCGCGCTACGATGGATTGTTACTGAGTTTTCTCCGGCACAACCTCATCAACGATCAGCCTGCACGAATCGTGAATGTAAAGCTCGCGCTGCTCTGTCTGCTTAAGAACGAAGGAGTCTGCGACGCGCCACTCATCGGTGTAGGATTTCTTGTCGTGGTCGTAGACGCGATCTTGCGTCGTCACCTTGATGTGCCAGTGGCTATTGTCCGGACACTCGATTTTGACTTTGGTGGTCATAGATTGCTCCACTCAGTTCGTGTGGCCGATGATGGCTTTGTGCGGTCTTTGTTGAACAAATTCTGACTGGCCGGACCTGATCCCGGCTTCTGCTTTCGCCTACCGATGGGTAAACCATCTGCCTTTCCCGCATTTGCGCGGCAGTCAGAATTAGCTCCGAGCAGCAGCACCCCTCAAAAGACTCAACCGTCCACCCTTCGGCTAACAGGGGGAGATGTGCTCGTGGGGACGTGGCAAGAAGGATGCTGCTGCTCGAACTGAATTAGAAAAGCCGCCAAGGATTTCTCCCTGACGGCTTGGTAAAAAGCGGGCCTGCTCTGTCCAGTTGAGCTAGTTACGAGATAGGCTTCGATTTGAGTTTGCAACCTCTCATCGGGCCGTCCACTCGCAATGTCGGATTCGAACCGACATCAAACCCTGCTCGTTACCCCGCCACAGCGGTTAAGCTGGACGGGGTGCAAATCTGTTGATCCTGCATTTAAACCACGGTTTGCCCGACGTGTCAACTACCCCTAGGGGGTACGAGTATAATTTTTCTTTGGCATCGCCAACCCGTAGTATTCAGCCATACAGTCAAGGCACTCTCGGAACCGCTTGCCGAAATACTCAACCCACTTCTGCCCGGCCATATCTCGCTTATTCGCGATCTTATCCATCGTCAGCCCGTGCACCAGAACATCGTGCACAATGGCCGATCCGTCAGCGCCCAGCCGACGCAAAACCCCGTTGATGCGAACCAGGGCCTTGGTCTGCCCCTCGTCTATCGGGTCTGGCATCATTCCGCCGTCCACAGCCTCCTTGCTGGGGTCTATGGCTTGTGGCCCCTTCTCTGCCCTCTCCCAATCCGCCTGAAACTCCCGGCCAGCCATGTACTGCGCTTCGTCGATCTGCTTACGGTCGTGGAGGCGTGCCAGTGGATCGTTCCGCAGATTGCGCAGCGTCACGATCTTGCCGCCAGCATCGTATGGGTCGTCAACCTCGATAGGCGCAACACTGGCGCTTGTCGGGGCGTCCGTAGCCATTCGATCATGCGCTACCGGCAATGTGATTGTTGCCTTACGTTTCCTGCCAGCTCTTGCCATATCGTTTGCCCCGATGTGATGACTAGGAGATTTTCGAGATCAGCGGATCGAAGAACCCGCCCCACCAAAGCAGCGTCGCAACGCCAGTAGTCGCCGCGATGTAGGATAATTCCAGCTTGTCCATCCTGTAGCCAAAGCCAATCGCAGTCAGCAAAAGCCAGATAATTGAAGGCCAGACGCTTATCATCGCAATGCTCCACTCAGTTCGTGTGTTCAGTGTTGTTTTCGATTCCGGCTTTGTGGGATTTTTCCTGATCCAACTTCCCTATTTGAACCTCTACAAATTCTAATGCTTCATTCCATCCTCTAGGGAATCCCCAATCTTCATGCTTCTTATCCATGCGGCTTGTTTTTAGAATATCTGCCAGCCGTTCTAGATCGGTCATGATGCAAGCCCATACTTTTGCAAAAGCTCGGCAGGTGCCTTGCAGCCAATTGACCCAGGCTCCGGCCCCGCCCACTTCGACCACACGCCAGTTTTTTTCTTGAACTCGATGATCGATTCCCAATTAATATCCTCTGGCGGCCCATGCGAAATCACTGACTGCTTTTGCTTTTTCCCGAAATTTGATGCTGTACGCCTTACCCAGTTGCGCCACGTCGCGGACCAATCAAGTTTGACCGCGTTGCTTCCGCTCGCTGATTTCCAGTAGTCGCGGAATTGCAGAACCTCCCGGTCTGTTTCCGGGCTTGAGAATCCCTCAGCGGTCGCCACCGCGCGGTCCTCTGGCGTCGGCTGCCAATTCGGGTCGATACGGGTACCGCGTGACGCTGTTGCGCTACCTCGCCTACTTTCTTTTTTCATCTTAGTATCTATAGGCAGAATAGCGTCACCGTCACACTGTGACGGTTTGTGACGGTTTGTGACGGTTTGTGACGCTTCAGGTTTGGCGTCACTTGTGACGGTTTGTGACGGTTTGTGACGCTTGTTCTCGCGCCACTTCTCCGTGCGAAGAGCGCCGGGCGACTTACGTTGAACGGCAGATGCGGCCCCGGCGGCGACCGCTTCAGCAATAATGGTGCTGGCCTCTCCAACGGAAAGACCGGCATCAACCAAACGCTCAACAAGTGCCCCGATATTACTCAACCCCGCGCACCCCGCACGCGGCGCTTGTGCGCCTTGATGATGATAAATCCTGGCTCTGGCTGCGGCTGTGAGAGGCACAGATCAGTCAGTGCATTCAGATCGCCCTCAAGGCGCTCAATACGAGCAACCACGTCAGGCGCGATTTGCGGCACGCTGGCGATATTGCGAAGCTCTGCCTCCATAGCGTTGAAGGCGGTCATATACTTGACCTTCCACTCCATCGCGTCAGGGCCGGTAAAACCCATGGCGATGATCGTGAAGCCGTCGCGCGTCAGGTGAAAGCACCGCTGCGTCTTGCTCTGCTCATTGAGGTAGGAGGACGGCCCAAAATTGGACCGTCCGAAATCACCGAGATTTTCCAATGCTTTGTCGATGTCACGCAAGACGTGTTTGTGCTGCTTGCCGAAATGAGCGGCGATGTCCCGGCTATCGCAATGGAACGCGCCGCCATGCAAAAACAGTCGCGGAGCAACATCTGAATTAGGCACATCATCCCCAATTATTCCGTCATTCCGCAAAATCTTGCGAATGTCGGTTCTGGTGTTCTTCGATGCCCGCCAGTCAGACGGCGTGAGCGGGGCGTAATAAGTGCGCTCCTTGCCGCTATGGAGCCACACGATAGCCGCGTGTTTACCGCCTGGTCTAACCAATGGCTCAATGTTGACGGACCGCAGCTCGGCACATGCGGCCTCGATGCAATCGTTCGTAATCATGCCGCACCCAGCGCGTTCAAGTATGTTTCAAAGATCGCCTCACGTTCTGCGCGATCTTGGGCATCTTCCTTGCGATAGCGGACGATGGCGCGGAGGGCTTTGGTGTCATAACCGTTTCCCTTGGCCTCCTGGTAGATGTCCTTGATGTCTGACGCGATTGCCGCCTTGTCTTCTTCCAACCGCTCCACGCGCTCGATAATGGATTTGAGCTGGTCTTTAGCGATGCTGTTGTGTCCGATAGCTTCAGTCATGTGTTCCCCCGATCTTTTCCGATAAAGCTTCGATGTCCTTCGCAATTGGATGATTCAGCGCGATCATCTTTTCGATGGCGCGGACGCTGTGCATGATTGTGGTGTGGTCCCTGCCACCAAAATGGCGGCCCATGACCGGGAGCGACTTGAGCGTGTATTTCTTGCAGAGATAGATGGCCGCAGCGCGCGGCAAATACGCCTCTCTGGCGCGCCGCTGAGTAAACATAAACAGCACCGGGACGCCGAAGTGATGCGCGGTCACCTCCTGTATCTTGCGGATGGTCGGCGGCTCGGCTAGCAGCTCCCACGCGCGCTCAAAATCCTCTTTCGTGATCTGGTACGCCTCCGGCTTGGCAACAGGACGCGGCAGCGGCCAAAAGATATTCCGGCGCGACAAATGCCCGGCATAGAACTCTCTCTGCGATGGCGTGACGTTCATCTCCGAACAACCTCCCCATTCATTTTCCGCTTAAGGCCCGAGGACTTGGAACCAGGCAGTGGCCTGCCCTTCTTCGGCGCGATGCCCAGCGACTTCATTCGCTTGCGATAGACGCGCGATTTCTCGGCAACGTCCGCGCGGGTCTTGGTCTTATGGTGTTCCTTCAACCAGGGCTTGAAATTGCTTTCACGGCGCTCACCGCCATTGATGATGGCGATCGTATCTTCAAGCTCCCACGCTTCACCGGCTAGAATCTTACGGTTACAGCCACACTGGCAGCGGCCATCGTATCTATCGAAAACGCGCAGCCTGACGCGCGACGGCGGGTTGCTGTCTGCGTTCTTCCCGATCCACTCAGGCACAGCGCGGCTCACGCCCGAACCCCGATCATGATCTCAACTTCATTGCGAAGCTCGTCAGCCGTAACGCCGGGCAAGAAGTGCTTTGCAATAAGGTCGCAGACGCGGTTGTAGAACTCGCTGAACGCGGTTTGGTCCATCTTGTGGAAGGCGATGCTGCCGGGAATGAAGCCCGTCTCGCCGGTCGGCAGTTCGATGCGAGTGCGAAGCCCGGCGGCAATCTTGATGGCGGCCACCAAATCCTCCACGGTTGGGTATCGGTCGCCGTCCATATTTTCGTGCACGATGGTCATAAGCGCCCAGAACATTCGATGGTGCCGCACGTTGCGCGGTCGTTTGATCTCAATGGAGATAACCTCGCCCTGCCTGATCTTTTGGAGCGCAACCTCGCCCGCCTCGTCCACTGGACGAAGCGACGCGAGATTTTTGCTGGCGAGAAAGACTGCCATTCTAAAATGGAATGTCGTCTGCGAGGTCATCGTTGCCGCCAGCAGGAACGCGGCGCGGCGGTGAACGCCCGGTAGCTGCGGCGTAATCGTTGCCCTGTTCCGACTTCTCGCCCGGCTTATCAAGCATGGTCAGCGCGCCGCCGTACCCATTCAGGACAACCTCAGTTGAGTACTTGTCCTGCCCGTCCTTGTCCTGCCACTTGCGGGTTTGCAGAGTGCCCTCGACGTAGACCTTTGCGCCCTTCTGCAAATACTTCTCGGCAACCCCGCAAAGGCCTTCGTTCCAAATTACGACGCGGTGCCATTCAGTTTTTTCCTTGCGCTCTCCGGTGCTTTTGTCGCGCCACGTTTCTGATGTGGCTATTGACAGGTTGACCACTGGCTTCCCGTCTGCCGTCCGTCTAATTTCCGGTGCGGCACCCAAATTTCCAATAAGCAGAACTTTGTTCACGCTGCCAGCCATGTCACGCCGCCTCCTGCATGCCGTAGATGCCGTTGAGTTTTGAAATCTTGTCAGCCAATTCCACGAGGAAGGCAGAAACGTCCTTCTCAAGCTCGGCTATCATCTTGTCATCACGCTCGACGCGCTTAACAAAGAGACTCATTTCTTCCGGCAAGCGCGGGTCGTATGACGCGAAGTCACACCACTTGCGGCCTGTGCAGGCCATCTGCCATTGCATCTGCGTGTTGTATTTGGCTGGCACCGCCTGCGACAGGAGTGTTTCAAGATGCGTTGCGGTGTTTGGGCACTTGATCTCAACCATGCCGTCATCCGACACGAGGCCGTCTGGCGACGCGCCGGTCATCCCGATAGATGGGTGCTCGACAAATCCAACCTCAGTCACGGAGGCGTCGCGAAAGAACTCATACGCTGCACGGGCGTCTGGCTCCTTCTCGGTGCCCCAGTTCATCGCCGCATTGGTAAACCGTTCCGCCGCCTCGCCAGTCAGGCGCTCCGCGATAAGTTCTGCCATGTAGTTTGCGCGGGACGCTCCCCACCCGCTCTTGGTCTTCGCAACCACGTCAGCGACGCGCGAGGCGGTGACTTTGCCGACTCGGATAGCGTGCCACTCAGCAGAACCCTGGATAATATCATTCATGACTTCGCCCCCTTCTTGTTGAGAGCCGCAACCGCACGGTCAAAGTCCTTTGCCGGTAAGTCCGCGAGGCTCTTGATTTTCATGTACCTGCAAAACGCCGCCTTATCGGCGCTGACCGCTTCCGCCAGTTCGACAAGCTGCGCGAGCTTTTCTTCGCTGACCGTATCGGGTGAACCCGACGAAGCCGCACCGTCATCATCGTCTGACGCAGCCAGACCAAGCGCGGCCTTCAACGTCATGCGCTGCAAATATGTGAGCGTCGATCCAACCGCTTGGATGTTGTTTTTGTTGCCACTGTCGTCGCGGCCAGCCGTGAGGGTGTTTTCCTCGAAGTGGCCGTCACGATGAGAAACGATGCACGTCACCACGACCGGCTCATTCACCGCCGAAGAGGTGCGGAACCGATAAGACAGACCATGCCTCGCCAGGATCGGCGTGACCGTGCGCGAGACCTCGGCCAAATCCTCGTGGCGATAATGGGTGCGGCCCTTCGCGGAAGTGAAGTCAACGGTCCGGTTTTTCATGATGACCGGGATTTCTGCCTTGGCAGACGCCATCGCCTCATCAAACGCCTTGCGCGCCTGATTGGCCTCCCAACGCTCCTGCAAGCTCATCAGCTTCTCAAGAACGTCAATGTTCGCGCCCTGTGAGACAGCCTTATTGAGCATGTCCATAGGCGTCATTGCGGCAAGTGTTTGTGGCTCGTGCATTGCTACTGCGTTATTCACGTTACTCTCCTGTGATTAGGCTTCCGGGGTTCAAGTAGGTTCGTTGTTAGCGTCGAGTCTCTTGGCAAATTCGTGCATGCGTTCATTCGCAACGAGCGGGCTTGCACCAGCCTGCCGTTCGGCGTGGTAGAAATTATACAAAGCAGTAGCCCGCACCTGTGCGAGACGTAGCGCGCTGGGCAGATCACTCAGTGCGTGGGCGGACTGTTCCGCGCATTGATCGCTTTCTGCGGTCCTTGTCTGCATTGCACATCTCCCTTGTGCGGTTACGCTTTCGGATAAACTCGGATAAAGCAGGTGTTCTTTTCGATTGGCCCCCAAGACCAAGAGCCAGCGTCAGCGAGATTGTCGTTCTCGATCACGCCGAACTTTTGTAGGAAATCCAAAACAGCCTTGTTGAAGTTGTCACCGTCGCGGTTGGCTCGCTTCGATTCATCCAGAACGATGTGGTAGGTGAAGTTTCCCTTCACCGGTTCGCCGCAGGTTTTCTTCTGCTCAAGCCACGCGTAGTAGGCCTCGCCTTCCCAATCGAGGTATCGTTCCGAACGAACGCGGCCACGGCGGATGTTTTTGAACAGTGTGTTCTGGCTTGGCGGGAACGGGAGTGACAGCGTGACCATTACGACCGCGCCTCCCGATCACGCTTCTCACACGCCTTGACCCAATCGTTGCCGAGGCTAGCCCACGCGCTGGTGTGGTTGACGATGGATGAGTGCCCGCGATGGTCCATGCTCCACTCAGCGAATGGCGCTTCGTGAGCCATCTTACGAAGGCGCTCACACTCAGTCGCGGAGCCTTGAGTGTTGGCCGCATTGATTGCTTTCTGCGAATCTTGGCCGCTCACGCCCGCTCCTCCAGATAACCGCGAAGCATGCCAGCCCCTTCATCTACCAAACGCGAGAGCTGCAATTCAGTGATCTGCACACGCTGATAAACACCATCCTCTCCGCCGACATTCAGGATGTACTCGCGGTATTTCGGCTCTGTCAGGTAAGCCAGCTTTGCTTTTGGGTAGTCGCTCAAAGCATTGCCTCCTGCTTTGCGGGCTTGGGGGCTTCTACGAACATGCGAGGGCGGCTAAGTTCGTCCGCAATCCGGCGACATGAAATTTCAAAGTAAGCCGGATTAACCTCGATCCCGGTAAAGTTGCGTCCGAGGGAGGCACAGGCAACGCCGGTCGTCCCCGACCCCATGAAGGGGTCTAGGATTGACACACAGGCGTCAGGAACGAACCCAAGGCACCAGCGCATAACCTCGACGGGCTTTTGCGTGGGGTGCTCCTTGCCGTCCGCTAGGGCCTTGGCGCGGGGGTAATCGAATATGCGGGCTGCCGCCCTTTGCGATGACCACGCCATCTCAAGGTCTGCCAGCGAAAAGTCGCGCTGGCCCTTGTCCCAAATGAGCCATTGCATGGTCGGCGGCAAAAGGTCGGTGAAGTAGTTCCCACCCCAAATGATCTGGTGCTTGCTGATTTCCAAAAGCTGCAGGATGAGGCTTGGGGGGGGGCGCTGTTTGTCCCACGACGAGTCGCCGTAATACTTCCAGCCCCATTTACCTTTGTTTTTGGCCGCAGCCTCGTCCGCCCCAATCCCATACGGCGGATCAGTCACAACCGCATCCACCTTGCCGAGCGTCGGCAATATCTCGCGGCAATCCCCGAGATAGAGCGTCACGCCTTCTGCTAGATGCTCGATCCTGCTCATCCCATCACCATGTCATCGAGGATTTGGCCGATAGGAGATGCTGGAGAACCGTCAGGATTGCGCATGATCGAATGCGCCAGTTCTTCCGGCGTTGCGTTGTGCTGAAGCGCCACGCTGATAGCCGTAGAGGCATCGCACATCAGCGATTCGATATTGGCTCCAGACTTTCCAGCGTTAATGAATAGCTCCTTGATCGGCCCGCCAGCGTGAGCGCGGCCATAGCTGATCGTGTACTTGAGCTTGTCCCGCTCAAATTCGTATGTCTCGCACATGCGGCGATTGGGAAGGCGCTGACGGGTCATGCGAATAATCCCAATCCGGCGCGAACTTTCTTGAGCATTTGCTGCCATGGATAGTCCTCTTGCATTTGTGTGATGCGCAACGCCACATTGCGCTGGCGCTGAAATGCGATCTTGGCGTTGAGTGAGAACGAGCGCATACAGGCGATGTCCGGGTCGATTGATCCGACGCGCTTTTCGGACTCGAACAACGTGCTTTCGATTAGCTGCTTCAACGCCGGATTCTTGAGCGCGATCTGCCATTGAGGCTGCGTAGGCTCGGAGACCCAGCCGCCCGTTGACGCAACAGGATTTCCATAGCCAGCGCTCAGTCCATTCGCGATGATGTTAGTCTGCTTGGCCATAAGCTCTTCGGCCATTGCCCTGCCGGCAGCCGGAGCAGCAGCCATAAGCCCAAAGAACTTGCGCCGGCTTGCGTGTATGGTCATGCGAGCGCCGCCTTGATGATTTCTGCTGAGCGCTTTGGTAACTCGTATCCCTCGCCGCGATTGGAATTGATGACTATGCCGTGCCGGTTCAGCTTCTTCCGCATATTGTGGATGCGAACCTGGATCATCTTGATCCCAACGTCGTCGCTAAATCTTGAAACCACCAGGAGCGCCTCGTGTGTGCGCTTGAGGTTTGGCGACGTATAAAGGGAATTAAGAATCATCTCCTCCGCGCGGGTTAAGCCCCATTCGAACGGAAACCCCGCACGCTTACCGATCATCGCGTCGCGCAGTTGCCGGTTCTGCTCTCTCAGGAAGTCCAGATGGGAGTGCACATTCATCGCCGCCCCTCCAATGCCGATAGGCCAATTTTCGGATCGCCAAACATCGCAGCCGTCAGATCGCGGTGAGGAAGCATCGCCCTCACGTCGCGGTCGCGGATCATTTCTGGCGTTGGGCGGTTGACAACCTGAATTGACTTTTCAACAACAGGATTACCGACCTTTCGTCGTGCACTTCTGCGCCGCCTATAAGTCTCAATGGCCGCTGCATCCATGCGAACGAAGTAGAGCTTGACGCTAACGGAGCTTGCTGAGCGCCCCACCTGAAGACCGATCTCTCGTTGAGACACACCTTCAGCGGCGAGCTTGAGCGCGAGCTGAATTTCCTCCTGCGTCCACGGCCTTGCGCCATGGTTTAGCCCCTTGTTTTGCCAGATGATGCTCATATCACCCCCACTACCTTTCCGGCCAAGACAACGAGAGAGAAGACGATTGCGGAGGCACATGCGAAGCCAAGCGCAATGATCGCAAGACCGGCAAGAATGTCATGGGCGATGGATTTGATTGCTTTAAGCATTGCCCTTCTCCCACAGTTCAGGTGCGAGCCATCTGGCGAAGAAGATAAGCCGCGTCGAGATATTGACGCACCTTCTCGCCGTGAAAGTCCGGATCGCTAACGAGCATTCCTGTCGCCAATGACTCGTAGGCGGTTGCGGCTTCTTCGCGCTGTCGCTGTTCAGCAATGGCATCTGCAGCACGTTGGATTTCTCGGGCTGCCCAGTGTTCGGGATTGGTGATTTCGCCATACCAGAGTGCTTTCACGGTTCTGTAGGTGACGGTGCGAACTTTGCGAGGAACGCGCGCCAACCAACTCTCGCGCGTATCGCCCCAGTCCTTCGGGCCAGCTACGATTGAAATTGCTTCACGCATCAAACTCACTCCGGAAGACTTTTCCGACATTTGGAAACCTCATGTGATTTGTTGACCACATGAGCAACGACACACTCACTGTTGATTTACGAACGATCCTCGATCCGCGCCTGCAAGCATCGGACGAGCTAAAGAATTGGATGCGCAAGTCGCTGCAACGACAGAGCGCAGAAGTGATCGAATTGAATTCATGGCTCGCGCAACGAACGCGAAGGAATTTCGAATGTCAGACACAGCCTCGCTATGGCTCGCCATCGGATGCGGCGTAGGACT